GTTCGTTCTCTATTAGAGAATGATTTGAATACAGAGACTATATTGCAAGATAATAATTTTTTAGATATGGTGTCAAATCTATCTGTTTATGGTTCAATAATGCCCTCTTTTAAAGAAGTGCAGAATCATACCATAGATCATTTAAAAAACGAAGGAAATAACCTCGTTCTGACATCCATACCCTCTGGTAATTTAGATCCAGATGATCTCGTATTAACATGGTATACAAGTGTCGATGTTGTTGCTATAAAAGAACCTTTAAAGATTCGTATGATATCGAAAGGGGATTCTATGACATATTACTTGTCACAGTTTTTCCAAAAGGCTATGTGGGCTTTTTTACAAAAGTTTCCTCAATTTTCCTTAACGGGAAAGTCCTTAGATACACATCCTGAATTATTAAAGATTATAATGTCTCCTCTTCCAAATTTTGTATCTGGAGACTATAAAGCCGCAACTGATAATTTAAATATCCGTTTTACAAAGCTTGTTTTCGAAAAGTTCTTATCCCTTTCCGGGATCAAGGACGATTCCTTACTCGCAATATTAAGATCGGTTATATATGAAACACACTTGACTTACCCAGTCCTCAATCACCATGAAGATATTCCAGATGTAAGCAAAAGAATGGACAATTGATGGGTTCTACCCTCTCTTTTCCTATCCTCTGCATTGTTAACTTAATTTGTTTCTGGATTACTTATGAATTTCATTATGGACCTACCAAACCCCGAGATCTCCCTGTTCTGGTTAACGGTGATGATATTTTGTTTAAATCAGATAGCTTGTTTTATAAACACTGGAAAGAAAATATTGACAAGGTTGGCTTTAAGCTCTCCCTTGGAAAGAATTTTTCTTCTCCTGATTTCTTTACAATTAACTCAAAGCTATATGATAAGAACTTTAACGAGATTCCTTATGTAAATATCGGTTTACTAATCGGTACATCTAAATCCTCAGGTGGACGTTCGAAAGAAATGTCCCCTATTTGGGATGAGTATAATCGATTAGTTAACTTAATTCCTGAATCTCTTTTACCTTTTATTCATCGTCGTTTTATTCATTATCACCGAGAGATTATTTCTCAATTAACTGATAAGGGTAAATATAATCTTTTTTTACCTAAATGGTTAGGGGGCCTGGGTCTTCGACCTGTAGTCCCTTATAAGATTACACCTTATCAACAATATTTCTCCTCTTATCTATACAAGTATTATGGAAAACAAGTGCAAACAGGAAAGTTTAAATCTTTTAACATTTCCCTAGTTAAAGCACAGCAAAACCATATTACTACATTAAAATCATATCATACACCAACATTGGAATTTTCACATGATCCTACTCGTATCTCTCTTCGAGAGTATGAGTCTAAGCATACAAAATTCTTTTGCATGGCAGATAAGACAATACCTATAGATAAAGAGATCCTAAAAATGATGAGAAATAACGAAATGATAGACACTTATGGCACAGTATGGACTGTAAAGATCCCGACAAAAAAGGATTTTCCAGAATTCTTTAGTTCCATACGAGACAAGTGTTCTCTCGCTGATTTATCTATCTTACCAAAGAAAATACTAACTAATTATATAGATCCTGTTGTTGTTATAAAACCCTCAATTTACAATGAGCAGGTTAAGGAAGTTCCCGAAAAGGTAGACCATCAAATCTTAAAAAAGAAGGCGAAAATACTGTTAGAGGATTCCTCTAGTTTCTTCGACCTTACTAATAAAAGTTATGATGGTCTTTTTGCGTAATGCCCTCTTCGGTTAAGATCAACAACAAAGCCAGACCTCAGTCTGCACCAAAAAACAAAAATAATAACAATAAGAAAGAAAAAGAAACTGCTTTCAGTACTCCTCCGAGAGTCCCTAAGCAGCTTAACATGAATTCTCTGGCTCTAAGCCCAGATGCCAACAAATATAAATTAGGATTGTTAAATCCTTTTTCTGATGTTGCAACCGGTGCTCGATTACCTGACCAATATTTTGCTCCAACCGTTACCTATGCAATCCGTGAGTTTATCACATGCAAAGTTGACGCAAATGGAGAATTTGATATCGTTTTATGTCCAAATCCTTTGTATGTAGCTTACTCTACTCGCAGTTCTATCGCGAACGGGTCAACTTTAACTTTAAAGGATTCAAATACATATGCTAATGGTCAATATCTTAATGCCGTAACCTCCTTAGCGAACAAAGTTTCAAACTATCGTATCGTTAATTGGGGCGTTCGTGTTAGACAAACACAATCTATTAATACTACACAAGGTACGATCACTGCTGCATTATTCGTTCCAAAGGATGGTTTATACCATCCTGCTATTGGAGCGAGTGGTGCACCAGTTGGTAATCAAAGTCTTGCAAGTGGTAATTGGTCCACATCAACTATGGCTGCTTATTTATTAGGAACTGGTTTACCTGCCACTGGCTCTGGTACAACCTCCAAAATAGATATTGGCTCATTAGTCGATTTTCCCTACCACATGCGTGCATCTTGTGTGAATTGTGCTGAAAATACTTATGAAATTGTTCCAAAATTAGTTTCACCCACTAGCCAACATTTCAGAGGTGCCTATGACAATGTCTTTGGCACTGATATTACTGGTCAAAACTCGGTTGCTTTTATACAACCTGGTGATGCATCATATGTGTTGGTAGATGGTTGGACTAATATAGTTATTTCCGGAAGTGGTCTTGCTGTTAATACCGCTGGGGCTGTGGACATCGAGATTGTTTATAACATCGAAGGTAATCCACAAATAACCTTAGCTGGTACAAATGCCATTGCCATAGCGACAGGAGCTAAATCGGCTCACGATCCTATTGGCATGTTAGTTGCACAATCCCTTCTGGACGCTTCTCCTGCATTCAAATTACTTAATTTAGCAAGAGTAGCCTTTAAATCATTTGGAAACAATTAAATTTTTAACTTATTGTTAACTATAACTAATTTAATCATTATTTTACTAATATCCAC